CCTGCGGGTGATAAAAACTTAATTAAACTGTTTTCTCTAACAAACTTAAAGTTGTTTCCTGTAAATGTTCCTACTGTAATAGGTGCATTGTTAACTGTGTTACGGAAATAACCAGTTGTAGTTGTTGTACTCGATGTAGCATACACCCAGTCAATGTTTAATCCGTCAGTTGAAATAGTAGGATACTTGTCATAGTAAAAACTCTTAGTTTGAATATCATTTAAGATTGGTTCAACTGTGTTTCTTACTACGCCTAAAATATCATTACGTGTTGCGAATGTAAATGTAAAGTCGTTTTCAAATTCGTCTTTGTATAAAATGCCATCATCAGCAATAATATTAGTTGTTGAATATTTTCCTGTTGGGTCTTGAATTTCAAACTGTCGTGAAATACCACTTGCCGCTCTGTTAATTGCTTTAAGTTTAACAATTTCTTGATTACTTGTTAACGGTAAAGTATTATAATCTTCACCAGTAACCATTCTGTTTTGAGCATAGTAGGCTTGCGGTGCATTACGTCTAATATCCGCAGTTGTTTCAGTACCTGTAGCATTAGTTACAGTACTTTGTAAACCTAGTTGTACAATTAATGTATGTGCAATTCCGCTTTTGTTAATATATGGAATTTCAAGAATAATATTTTGCATATCAACTGGACGAATAATATAACGTAGTCCGTTTGATGTTCTATAGTAAACACGGAAACTGCCTTTTGGCAAGTCACCAAAACTGCCGTCTGCAAAGTTTAATGCAATTTGATCATTGTCTCTAGTGCTTACACTATATAATGTTCTTGTGCCTTTATTAACACTATTATAAATTACATTACTTCCATAAATTCCATCTAGTTTTGTCCATAACTCATTGAGTGAACCGTTTCTGTTAATACTCCATAGCCAAACATCGCTATTGTTAATGCTCGGAATATCAATATTAACTACTTCGTTTGCACTCGGGTCGTTAACTGTAAACGGACTAGACTGTAACTGTCCTTGTTTGAAGTGCATAAAGAAACCAGTGTTTGGCGAACTGTTGCCTCGCTTATCATTACGATAAACAAAACCCATAGTTCTGCCTGGTAGTGGAGTTTCTTCAACTAGTTGATCTCCATCTAAGCCTGCACTTACAACTTCAAAATTAAGTGTTCTACCTTGTACTTGTTTATTAAATGTAAACAATGGTACATCGGCGTTTGTAGTTGAAAATTTATATTGTTCTGTTTCAATGCCATCTACACTAGCACTAGCAATTGGTTTTCCAACAACAGTTTGTTGTGGCATAGCACTGTTTAAAATTACATTAAATTGCTCTAACCAGTTGTTGTTTGCTGTGTCGTTCCAAGTAACAAGTGTGTTTGCTAAACTGTTACCTAAACTGTCATACACATTATCTGTAGTTTGTACTGCGTTGATTTTAAGCAGTCCGTTAGCATTTTGATTACGTTTAGGATTATATCCTACTAGTCTTGCTAATCTTAAAACACTATCTCTGCGTTCTGCTAATTCAATAAAGTTTTCTCTGGCATTTAGGTCAACACGATAACTTAAACTTTGACCTAAGAAAGCAATCATATCAATAAGAGCAAGATACTCACTAGACTCAATATAATCGTTAAATTCTTCTGGATAATTCTTACGTAGATAATTGATCATAGTCCTACGCAATGTAGGGAAATCATAAGAACTAAAGTCTGCGTCAGCAAATGATCTGTAGATCTTGCTCCAGTCTTCGTTGATCAATAGTGAATTTTGTCTATCTGTACTTGCCATATCAATATTTACCTTATCTATTAACCGCGTAGTTTATTTTACACTACAAGGCCGTTGTCTTTATCAAAGTTAAAACGCAAAGTTTCTTCAATGTTATATTTGCTGTAATTCAATGTCATAGCAACTTGAATTCCATAATCCTGTTCTAAAATGCTCAATGCTACAATGTCTATTCTAGGATCTGCATTAACGATAGTTGTAACATCTGCTGTAATAGCATCACGAGCAGATTGTGTTAACGGTTCATATAGCAAGTTCCAAATAATACTTCCAAAATCAGGATTGTAAATTTTTTCACCTTTGCGAATTTGAAAATGATTGATAAGATCTTGTTTAATAAGGTTAGCATCGTATAAGTTGAAATTCCTGTTGTTAGGATTAACTGTTGAAATGCCTCTATAAACTTGAGTCTTACGTTCAGAGTTACCTCTGTTGTTAGCATTTGTTATTATTGTGATATCGTTATAACGTGCCATAATACTATTTAATCAACCTCTCTATCCGTAATTTCTGGTTTGCTAGATGTATAACTTATGTTCTCATGATTCTTCCAAGGCTCATGCACCGGAACACGTTTTGCAATACTTGTTAACGGTGTATCCACTTGATAATGATTCCAATTTTTCCAATCTAACAACGGGTCTGTGTCTGGGTTTTGATGGGTGCTCATATTAAGTGTGAAACCCGTAGGCGTAGCCTGCGCCGGTTCCGCGGCGGTAGCGGCGGTTGCGGTATAAGCGCCTGATGACTTGTTTAAATGTATCGCACTTAGGCCGTCCACAAAAACTGTTTGATCAGTACGCACATCAATATTACCTGCTGTTGTATCTAAACGTATTGCTTTTACGCCTGTACTCGTTGGCACAAGTTCTTCCCAAAAATCTGTATTTCCAGGTGCAACTTTAACACGGTTTTCTTTATCCCAAGTATTTTGTTTAGCACGATAAATTCTCATAATATCGTCATCATCTATTTTAGTAACAGTATACCCTGTTTGATATGTTAAATTAGGATTGAATATTTCTGCAAAGCCGCCTGCTGTGTTTGCTCGTAATTCAATACCATCTCCAGCAGTTTCTCTAATAGCAAAGTTACTGCGTAGATCATAATTAGAAGTTTTAATTTCTGTATCTAAGAAATTAGTATGATTATAATTTGTAGTTGTTAAATCATAATTGTTAATGTGTACTTTATAATCTGTTGTTGTAAACTCTGTATTACCACGAATTTCTAACTTTCCGTTTCCGTCAACAATAAATGTATGGCTACCTCTTGTTTCAATTTGTGAATCGCCGCCGGCTTTAATATTAATATTACGTTTTGCTTCCATATTAATATCTCTATCTGCAACAAAATTAAAATCGTTTTTAGTGTGTACACTTACACTGTCTGTAGCAAAAATATCAATCTTTCCATCGCTGGTTAATTCTACCCAAGCAGTGCCTTTAGAATTTCCAATATAAATTAAATCATCTGTATCATTTAACAGTATTTGATGTCCTGCACGACTACGCAATCTAACTAAATTGTTATCTCCTTTACCGTCTCCGTCGTCCATAACAAAAACGTGTCCACCTAATTTTGTAACTTTTGTTTTTGTTTTATCCGGTCCTTGTAGTTTTTCAGATTTGCCCCAAGCACCTGGTGTATTAATACCAAATAATCTTGGAGATAAATCTCTACGTTGACTAGAAGTAGTAACACCTCTAATAGGATCTCCTAACAAACCTTGTTGTTTTAAAACATCTGCAAATGGGTGTATAGGTTTTTTAAATTTTTCTTTATCCGGCTCTTGTCCAATAAATGCTTTTGGGTTTGCATCGCCAACTGGTAAACCATTTGTTGGACTATATTCTTTAATAGTTGCTCCATCTGTAGCAATATTTTCTGTAGCCGCATAATCTGGCATAGCATGGTTAACACCTTCAGTTGGAATGGCTCCAATCCAAACTGCTTGTGATAGTTTTCCATTAAGTAATACAACTAACCCTCTAGTGCCAATTTGTGGTGCAGGAAACACCATACCAAATGCTTGTTGAGCATCTTCATATTTGTCTGGACTAGGTCCTAACATTTCATAATCTTTAACACTATAATACGGAGTTAGAACTTGTACAGATATTTGTCCGTTAGGCTCGTCACGTTTTGTATCTTGTGCACCTTGGATACTAACTTTTAAACGGCCATGGCGTGTATAATCAACGTTGCTTTCTACAATGGCTTCATAAGGTCCTGAAGAAAACGAGTCTTCAATTTTTTGTTGTCTCTTTGACCCAACAGCGGCACCGCTTGTAATTTGTCTGTTATTATAAATTGGCATTAGTCATCATCCACTATGTTTGAATTTTGTGTTACTGTTTCTGCGGCTTGTGCTATACTTACCGCATCTTTAGCATCACCTGGTACTGGTATGGAAGTACCACTACCAATAGCATCTGTTACACTTTGTAAAAAGTTTGTATTTCCTCCTACAGCGGCTCCTGCTACTGCTCCAATTGGACCACCGAGTGCAAACCCTGCAAGTCCGCCAATTGCAACACTACCTAATTTTGTTAAGTTTTCTGTACCGCCAAACCCGCCAGTTGTTTCTAGATTTTTTGCGGCTTCGCCATCAAGTTTAACTTCTGGCTCTTTAACTGCCTTATCTATTTCTTCTTGTGGACTTGGTTTTGCTTTAGGATCTGGTGCTTCAACAAAGGTTGGTTCTCTAATGTCAGTTGCTACTTCGTAATCATTTTCTTGGTTTGGATATCTTGCAAGTTGTAATGTTTGTACAAACTGACCGCCATCAAATCTACTAAGAACCTTAGTTACTCTATACAAACCAGAGTATTTGCTGTTTTGTACTTTTAATGCATATTTGCCTTGTGCTAATTCTGCACTATTTGGAATATCAGCACCACTTGTTTCGGCGCCGCCTGGAAAAGCAATGTTTAAATTAATTGTTGCTTCTCTATCAAATGTATTAACTTCCCCAAGTGCTGTTTCTACTTTTCTATAAGAACTAATTTTAGGTCTATTTGTGATACCGCTACTTACAAGATATACAGGATCGCCAACAATCTCTAACTGTGCTGTTAATAAATCAGAAGTATTGTTATACAACCTGTCATGTAATGCTCTTGCAGTTGTTCCAGAGTTTGCTGTTGCTTTACCAGCACCATTATCATTTTCTGTTTGATCAACTAGTTGATTTTGTGGACTACCAATTAGATTGTTTTTACAAGTAGGTACATCATTAAATGGATCAGAGATTTCATTACTAGTTTCTGGATTATTAGGATTTGTTTTTTTAACGTTTGGTTTTGAAAAATCAATAGGTACAAAAAACAAATTATTATAGTCAATATCAAAACTCATAATGTCTAAGTTTTTACCTGTAAAAATATAATTGTAATCTCTAACAGAGAATTTTTTAAGTTCAGAATATTTTAATGGTGCATTTGCATTAGGCAATTTACTATAATGTACTTGGAACGGAACAATAATATAATGATATTCATATGCTGGAGCATTTCGTGCTGTATCAAAACCAATAATCTTAGCAAACTTTTCTATACGATACCAAGGTATCATACCATTACCTAGTATCTTTGACCATTTTTCTTGTTGTGTAAATATTTTACTATACGTACTATCTAAAACAATTTGATGAATAATACTTTCTAAAGAAATACCTTTCTTAAATGACCAAGACTGTTTGTGTGTTCCAAACAATTTTACAGCCTTTGGTTGTTCAGCAGTATTTTTACCTTGCTGTGCAACTTCAACATTCTTTTGTGCTTTCTTTACTTCTGATTCTGCTTTACCTGCTTTTGATTTGAGATCTTCAATTTCTTTTGTTTTTGCATTGTAGTCTTTTAATTGAGCATCTGTTAACTTTGTCTTGTCAAACTTACCATCAATTTTATAAACCTTTTCAACTAGTGCTTTAAGGTCGCCTTCTTTTACTTCTGCTTCGCCTTTGAACTTTGCCGCTTCTGCTTTTTTATTATTAAGTTCTTTTATTGCGGCGGCAAGTTTTTCATTAGCATCATCAATCGGCTTTTGGATACTATCAACATAATAAACCCCTGTGCCGGACTGTTCTCCGTCTTGCATTTTAGCAGAACTAATATAATTTGAATACTGACTTAATGGAATTGTTTCTTTCTCTGATTCGCCTGATCCTGAACCAGGTTCGCCTGCAAGGTTATCAACCTTAGTAAGTCTATCTGCTTCAAGCAAGTTACCAGTACTATAACTTTTCCAAGCATCATAAGATAATGATTTTAAATCGCTAGGAAAATCTTCTCCCGAACCTGTTGTAAACTCGCCTACCCAAGTGTCGCCGTCTTCCATTTCTTCTGTGTACTGTGTAGTACCCGAAGGATCAAACCCACTATCTTCTGCTGTTCCGTATGATTTAGGAAACCAAATACAATACCTATCAGGAATATATGGAGATGCGGGAGTTCCTCCTGCAATATTTTCAGGAACTTTTGCTTCTTCACCTTTCCATTTACCTTGTGCGTCTTTAAAATTACTTTCTATTTTTTCATTATGTTTTTGAAATGTGTGAAGTAGTATTCTACCTACAGTAGGAGTAAAATAATCTGGTCCTGCAATACGTTCTTTTGTAGTTTGAGAAAAACCTTTTCCTGCTTCTGCATTTTGGCCTGCAAATTCAACTTGATACGTTGATCCAGATTCAGTAACTTTCATTTTACTACGTTTGATCATTATAGGCCAATAACGTGTACCTTTGCTAACAATCTCCGGATCGTCTTGTCCTGCTTTACGACCAATAAAACTTAATGTAAGTAAAAACGGTGCACCTGTATAATTTTCATGTCCAGCAAATCTAGCGGCGTTTGCAAGTTCTTCATAAAATCCGCCAACGCCGTACGGCTCTGTAACACTAAAACTACCTTTGGCTAAATTACCTATTCCTTCAGGACTATTGCCCATGAAATTTTCAATATTAACATTGTCAATGAATAAGTCTACTTGTTTGTTTAATCCGCTTTTATTACAATTAGGATCGGCTTCTGCTAGATCATCTTCAAAGAATTCAGCGTCTTGTTCGGCAAGCATCTGTGCTTGTTGTGAACCTAAATTAACTTCGTTTGCTTGAGCACTTGCTGATTCAGCACTAGTTCTAGCATAACCTCCGCTACGTAAAATAGTATAAAAACTTGAGTTTTCATACCCCCAATACTTGTCATTACTAAAAACTTTTCCTACATACGTCGACGGATCTGCTACTTGTTCTTTACTTAAACTATATAAAGTCCAAATATAATTGTAAGAATTAAAATCATGTAAAACGTTATATGGTGTTCCGTCTAAAAAATTAGATACACCTTTTGTTAATAAATCTCCAGTTTTAAGATTATTAAGATATCCGTTTCTGTTTACTTCTGTGATATTGCTAGGAACCGTTGCCATGTTTTGCATAGCATCAACATTTGCAGTAGATAATCCAAGGTCATTTTTATACTTTGAAATATTTGGATTTATTTTAGGTAGTTTGTCGGCCATACATTATGTTCCTAACACTTTTTTAAGTGTGCTCAGTGCAGGAATGTGAATTTCTAAACCCGCAACAAAATCGTAAATAGGATCATTAATAGAATTTGGATTACGTGCTTTGAATACCCACCATAAGTTTGGGTCATTGTATAAGTCGCTTGCTAATAGATCAGGACGATAATTATACTGTCCTTGTAACGTAACACGCTGATCGCTTTCGAGCATTGGAATACGTCTGTAATTTAAAATACCTAAATTTCCACCGTTTTGTGATGTTG